CAGCAACCCGGTGGTCATCACCGATCCGGCGGGCGCGACCCGCACAAGGAGATAACGACATGGCCAGCCAACACGACGACAAGAACCACGACAAGGACGACCGGGCACGGGCACACGCCGCCGAGGAGGCCCAGGCCGCAGCGAAGGCGCAGGCGGCAAAGGACGAAGCCAAGCCGCGGGCACGGGCAACGCAAGACACCGCCGCGGCAACCGCCGCGCGGGAGGAGAACGACAAGGCCCGCGCGAATGACAGCGTCGGCGCCCAGGTGATCCTCGACCCGACCTCCGATGCAGCACTCGCCGCACGCGGCGGGGCCGCAGGCACGATCGAGGACAACACGGCGGTGCGTAATGCCAGCCTGCCGCGCATCATCGGCCTGTCGCACGACACGGTAGGCGGCACGGTTACGGGGCCAAGGACCGCGCCAAAGCTCCATCGCCCGGTGCCGTGGTATGAGCCGCCCGCGAGCGGACAGACCCCGGCGGAGGTGCGCTCGGAGGCGATCGGCCAGATCGTCTCGCCGTAATGGCAACCGTCGCCCAGATCGCCGAGCGGGTGCTTCGGCGGCTGGGCGTCGTCGTCGTGCCGGCGGCGGACCGGCCCGCGCTTAACACGGCGGTGCCGCCGGCCACGATTGCGACGAACGCACTGATCGAGCTGGGCGTCATTGCCACCGGAGCGCCGCCGCTCTCGCAGGCCGTGGTGGTGACGGTGGATGCCATCGCCACGCTGGCGCTGACGAAGCTGGGCGTCATCGCCTCCGATGAAACGCCGCTGGCGTCGGATATGACGCTGGCGCGGGACGCGGTGTCGGCGGTGCATGCCAACCTCGTAGCGCAGGGACACGCCGACTGGACCGCAACCGCGATCACCAACGCGGTCAGCGAGGAGTATGCGGCGCTGGTGGCAATCCACCTCGCGCCGTCATTCGGCAAGACCGGCGACTTGCAGAGCGCCGCCGTCTACGAGGGCCGCATCGCCACCGTCGCGCGGCTGATCCGGGCGCAGAACCTGGCACTGACGAAGGTCAGCGAGGTCCAGGCCGGGCTGATCTCGCAGGGGCTGGTGGGATACGACAACACCGGCGTGCCGACCGCCGTGGCCGAGGCATACACGCGGCTGACGGCGCTGATGCTGTCGTCGTCGTTCGGCAAGCAGGCCGACCCGAAAGAGGTCATGTTCTACGAGGAGCGCGTGAAGCGGGCGGCGCGGATTGCCCGCGCACCGGAGGACGCCGAGGAGGCGGTCATGTCGGTGCATGACTCCATGGTGGCGCGGGGCCTGGCGCGTTTTTCCGTATTCGACATTCATCCCGCTGCCGAAATGCCGTATGAGTTGCTCGCCGCCAACCGCCTCGCACGGCTGTTCGAGCAGCCCGCCGATCCGGGCGCCGAGATGATCGCAACCCGCCAGTTGGCGCAGATCGTCCAGCTCGACAGCAGCGGCGAGCGTGTCCGGGTGGAGTATTTCTAGATGCCCGCGGACGGCTTCGACCAGCGCGACGACGGGCTGGACTTCGGGGCCGGCGCCGCCCCGCCGCCGACCGATGGGCTGGACTTCGAAGGCCCGCCGCCACAGCCGCCGGTAGTGCCGCCCGATCCTACCGGCCAGGACTGGCGCGGCCCGCCGGGAGAGCAGGGGCCGCCGGGGCCACAGGGACCGCAAGGAGCGCCCGGCGAAGGCTCGGCAGTGCCTGGGCCGCCTGGGCCGCCTGGGGCGACGGGACCAGCGGGGCCGACCGGGCCAACCGGAGCGACAGGCGCAACAGGACCAGCAGGTGCCACGGGGCCGGCAGGAGCAACAGGTGCCACCGGCGCGGCGGGCACCACCACGGTCGCCGCAACCCCGCCCGCACTCACCAACGGTGCACTCTGGTGGGATACCGTCAGCGGCCAGCTCTACATCGGCTACGACGACGGCACCTCGACGCAATGGGTCGTCGGCAATGCGGTCGTGGTGCCGGTGATTACTTACGCGATGCTACCGACCGAGGTGCAGAAGGTGCCCATCGTGTTTCCCTTCGCGGGGAAACCGGCCACCGGCGCGCTCATCAATGTCCCGATGGTGATGGCGCTCACAATCCCGGCGTCGCTCGCTGGCGCAACCGTCTACGACAGCACCCAAGCCACGGCCAATGCGGTATTCCAGGTGAACAAGATTGCAGGCGGCACGACCACCACGGCGCTGGGCACCGTCACCATCACGTCCGCAAGCAAGATCAGTGCGACCCTGGCAGGCGCGGGCGGCAGTTTAGCAATAGGAGATGTATTGCAAATCGTTGCGCCAACGCAGGACGCAACATTGTCCGATGTGTCGATCACCATCCTCGCGGCGCGCGTCTGATGCCAACGACATGGAACCCCGCCGATAAGACCGTCGACTGCGTCCTCAGCAACGGCAACCTCACCGCGCGCTCCAATCAATTCGGCAACCAATGCGTGCGTGGCACCTATAGCGTTGCGACAGGAAAATATTATTGGGAGTATACGTTTAACGATACCAGCAATTCCGCATGCGGCATCGCGCCATTGTCCACCACCCTAACCAGTATAGGAACCACCGGGCCGGGCATTGCCGCCTATATAAACGGGGTCGGAGGCTCCATCTTTGTCAATACCGTAGGTTTGGCAGTGTTGGGCGCGTTTGCTGCTGGCCAGATTGCGTGCATAGCCCTTGACCTGACCGGCCAGTTGATCTGGTTCCGCAAAGGCGCCGCCGGCAACTGGAACGGATCGGGCACCGCCAACCCGGCCACAGGTGCCGGCGGCTATGCAGTATCGTTTGTCGGCGCCGGGGTTGCAGCCTACGCCCTCTATTCATCCAACAACGCGACCCCGACCGGCCTGGTCACCGCCAATTTCGGCGATAGCGCATTCGCCGGCGTTGTGCCGGCCGGCTTTGCGTCAGGGTTCCCAGGCACCGCAGCCGCGGCCGCCGCGCAGGCCCGCGCGATGGTGCTCGCGTGAGGAACCCGTAGCCATGGCCCTGGACTTCCCTAATGCCCCGAGCAACGGCCAGACCTACACCGGCCCCGGCGGCGTCGTGTGGACCTGGGACGGAACCAAATGGGCCAACGGCGTCAGCGCCGCATCCGCCGCTACGCCATCCGACACCGCCCCGGCGATGGACGGCACGGCCGCAGCGGGCACCTCGGCGCTTTATAGCCGCGGGGATCACATCCACCCGACCGATACTAGCCGGGCGCCTCTGGCTAGTCCCGTCTTCACCGGGGATGCCCGCGCCGTCACACCCGCAGCCGGGGATGCGGACACCAGCATTGCCACCACGGCGTTCGTCGCGGCCTCGACGGCCACGGCGTTGGTGAACGTAGGCCGCAACCTCATCCACAACAGCATGTTCAACATCGCGCAGCGTGGGGCGGGGCCGTTCACGACGGCGGCCTACACGCTGGATCGATGGATACCCGGCGCTAGCAGCGATACCTTCAGCTTCAGTCAGACGACAATATCCGACGCCAGCCGCGCACAGATCGGGGACGAGGAAGCGTCGTTTCAGTTGGTCAATATCAACTTCGTCGGCAACGCCGCGGCTGGCGCGTACCACTATATCGGCCAGAAGATCGAGAATGTGCGGCGGTTGGCGGGCAAAAACGTCACGGTCAGCTTCTATGCGCTGGCGGGTGCAGCCCTCAAATTCGGCGTAAACCTCTACCAGGGCTTCGGCACTGGCGGCTCGCCTTCTGCTATCGTCACGCTGCCAGGCCAGAGTGTCACCCTGACCACAACCTGGGCGCGCTATAGCTTGACGTTCACCTTGCCCAGCATCAGCGGCAAGACGCTTGGCACCAACAACGACAGCAGCACATGGCTCAACCTCTGGTATTCCTGCGGCACGACCAACGCGGCACTGTCGGGCAGCGTCGGCGTCCAGTCCGGCACCATCAACATCTGGGGCGTCCAGCTTGAAATCGGCTCCGTCGCCACGCCGCTAGAGAAATTGGACCCGGTTACGCAACTGCAACAGTGCCAGCGGTTTTATTGCACATCATCGCTGGTAATGAGCGGCGGGGGCATCGCTGGCGGTCCGTTCGGCGGGTGGGCGCCTTTCCCGACAGCAATGCGCGTCCCGCCGCCGACGATCACTATTGCATCTGGCGGGCTTACCAACTGCGGGGCGTTGATTTCGGCCCAGGCGACTACAGCCGGTTTTCTGTTCCAGGGCAGCGCAACCGCTACCGCTCAGACCGGAATTAACACCAGCTACACTGCATCGGCGGACCTATGACATGATCAGCATCCTGATATACATCCTGATACTCTGCCTCGTATTCGGCGTTATCTACTACATCGTAACATTACTGCCGCTGCCGCCGCCCTTTGCACTCATCGCGCAAGTCATTCTCGCCCTGGTGCTGGTGCTGTGCCTGCTCGATATCCTGATGGGCGGGCGCTTCGTCGGCGGGCCATGGAGATTGCCGCCATGAGCCCCCGCGCGCTCTACTACACCACCATCGGCATGACCTTCCTCGCCCTCTACACCGCCGGATGGCTCCCGTGAGATGGCCGATGAACCGCCAAAGCGACCCACATGGCTCACGCTGTCAGTCGCGGGCGCGGCCGCGTCGATCGTTATCTATGTGTTCCTCATCGGCAGCGAGATAGGCACGATGAGGCAGCAAACGGCGAACCAGGAAATCAGGATCGTGGCTCTGGAAACCCACGGCTCGGGGCCAGTGCAGAGCAACGCCGCCAAAGTGGACGCCGTCATCGCCAGAGCAGACCGCATCCTCACCGAACTGCTCGCCATGCAACAGCGATTTGCCGATTTGCAGGCCACCCAACAATCGCAGGGCGTCATGCTGCAACGGCTACAGGAAGATGTCGCCAAGGTCCGCACGCCATGAGCGAGTTCGACCGCGAAGGCCCGGTCTGGCGCAAAGCCCCGCTCACCGAAGCGCCGCCGTTCATCCACGCCCTCTACGCCGAGGTCGTCGGCATGCTCGCCGCCACCCGCGATCCAGCGGCCCGCGATGCCATCGCCACGCTCTACGCCTGGGTGCTGAATAACTACCCGCCGTTCCATCCCGGCCCGCCTTCGGACATAGCAGCATGAACCAGATGGCACCCACCCAACCGCAACCGCTCGCGCCGGAAACGCGGCTCACCGTCACGCTGCCGGTAGCGGCGTGGCAAGTCGTTATGGCCATGCTGGACAAAGGGCAGCGGCGCCACGTCAACGCGATCTATAATGACATGAACGCCCAACTGTCGCTCGGGGCGCAGGAAATCCAACGGACGTCACGGGAAACGGTGGGCTGAATGCAACACTCCATCACCCTGCCCTATCGCCGCACCTCGCCGGTCCATGTCCCGCGCAGCGACCTGGTGCTGTCATCCGCCGATAGCCTGCTGCTTCAGGTCATCGTCGTCGAAACCGACCACCCATCGGCGCAGACGCTCATCCTGCATACCGACGCCAACGGCCCGGCCATGCAGCTTGTGCTGTGGGACGACGCCGATTACGGCCACGCCTGGGGCGACTACGAACGGGCATTCACGCCCGGAGCGCTGCTGCAATCCATCCCAGGCACGCCTGGCAGCGCTGCCGGAAGCTGGGACTTCCACATCCCGACCGGCACCTTCGCGGATTTCCCGCTGCGCTGCGGCTGGGCGATCCTGCTGCTATGGGCCGATGGCGCGAAATCGTCGGTGTTGGCGCAGGGCATCGCCAGCTTCCTGCGGCCGCATTTCACCGGCACGAAGCTCACCGCGATCATCCCCGTGCCGCCGATCGACCCAACCCCGCCCGGCCCGCCCTCGCTGGTCGGCCTCCTGACCGACGATCTGCACCCCATCGTCATGTCTAACGACATCACGCGGCAACTGGAGACATCCTGATATGTCCGGAACCAACATCCGCGTAATCGACCTTCCCGACCTCGGCACCGTCACCGACGCCAGTTCCTTCGTAATCGACAAGGCCACCGCCACCGGGCGGTTCTCAGCGCTGGCGGTGAAGACCTATTGCGCCACGACCACGCTGCCGGAAGCGCCGTCTACGAATACGCCCTATGGCCGCATGAATGGCGCATGGACCCCAGTGCTGGCGGACGCGCCGAGCAACTCGCTGCCCTATGCGCGGCTGAACGCGACCTGGACCCCGGTGGTGCCCGAAGCGCCGCTCACCGGCTCGATCTACGGTCGCGGCAGCGCAGGATGGGTTCCGGTAATGCCGGTCACCGGCGGAACCATCAGCGGCAATCTCGGCACCACCGGCAACCTTACGGTCGGCGGTGCCGTCTATGCTCAATCATGGCAGCTCTCGTCGGCCATTGGTTACGAATGGTTTTTCACGGCTGAGGCGGGAACCGGCGATCACATCCAGCAGGACCGTGCCTCATGGTATCAGCGGTGGAGATCATCGACCGGAGAACGGGTCTGGACCGGCCCGACCGGCGATCTGATGTCGCTCAGCGGCGGCGGCAACCTGACGGCGAAAGGCTACGTCACCGCGCCACAGTTCTGGAGTTCTTCCGCCGCCGTCGGCACATTCGGCTTCACGGCGGGCGGCAGTGGCCGGATCTTCCAGTTCCGGAGCAGCTTCTATCTGGACTTTTCGACTGCCGCCGGCGCCACCGATGGGCAACTGGCATGGAACGTCAGCAACGGCCCGCTCTGGGTCATGCGCGCCTCCGACGATTTCTGCTTCAACGCACAAGGCCCCGTCGGTGGCGTCGGCGCGTATATCAATTCATCCGACCGGCGCGGCAAGACCGGCATTGCACCCACCACCAAGGGGCTGGCCGAGGTGCTGCAACTCCAGCCGGTATCGTTTACCCGCGCCGATGCAAGCACTGGCGCCCAAGAGGAACTCGGCTTCGTTGCCCAGGACGTACAGCCGATCCTGCCCGAAGCGGTATGGACCGCCGGCATTCCGCTGCGCGACGGAACGGGCGGGCTGGAGTCAGGCGAGCCGACACTGGGCCTGACCGCGGACACCATCACCGCGATACTGGTGAACGCCGTCAAGGAACTGACCGCCCGCATTGCCACGCTTGAGGGAGCCGCCGCTCCATGAGCGACGCGCTCTCCGCATTACGGACGGCGCTCGCGCCCAAGGCGGGGATGCGCCGCATTCCGTTTCCGCTGGAGAGCTACGAGCACCCGAGCTTGCCGCTGTCGGCGAAGCGACTCATCAACTTGATGGCGGAGCAGCAGCCGGCCGACGCCCGCACCGCCGCCGCGCTCGTCTCCACGCCGACGCTGCAAGTCTGGGACTCTGCTGTCGGCGGCTCGGGCGCCATCGGCACCGGCCCGATCCTGGCCATGAACGACGAAATGCCGGGGCGCATCTACATCGTCAGCGGCAGCCATTTCTACCGGCTGTCCTTCCCGCTGGCGGGCGGCGTTACCGTCGAGGATCTCGGATCGGTCGGCACCGCCGATAGCGGCACCGGCCCCAGCAACAGCTTCGTCACCATCGCGGCAGGCCCCACCGCCGCCGTCGTCTGCGTGGCACCGAGGGCATACACCTGCGGCCATAATGTCGGCTCGCCGCTCAACCTGATCACCGACCCGGACTTTCCCGGCGCTACCTCGGTCGCCTACTGCGACGGGTATTTCTGCTTCAGCGCCACCGGCAACACCAGCATGTGGTTTATCAGCGAACTCCTCGATCCCTCAAGCTTCGCCGCGTTGGACTTCGTCTTCTCCGATGCGGTCCCCAATGTCGTCCGCCGCGTCATCAGCCATCGCGGGCAGATCTGGACCATCGGCGAGGGCGGCTTTGAGGTCTGGTATGACGCGGGCAAGGCGGACTTCCCGTTCCGGCGGGCCTCCGGCGGCGTGATCCCGATCGGCACATCCTCCCCCATGTCCGTTGCCAAGGCCGACCAAGGCGTGTGGTGGCTCGGCATCGACGGCCTGGTCTGGCGCTCCGAGGGCTACACGCCCAAGCGGGTGTCAACGTATGCCATCGAGGCGATCGTCGGCAGCAGCACGGTCGGGCTGTACGCCTTCACCCACCCTTATCGCGGCCATTGGTTCTATTGCCTGACCACCGCAGGCGGCCGCACCCTGAGCT